TTAAATCAGCTCGTTCACTACCAAATATAAAATGACAAGAAACGGGCAATTCTATTCTTGTTTTATCTTTTAAAATGAAAAAACGGGATTGCGCGCCTTCGGTAATCCCATCTGTAGTCACATCTTTGATTTTTTGCCAAAACAATGAACCAGCTTTTTTATAGCGCACTGAATAATAAATCAATTTCCCCTCCGATTTGTTATTACAGTTTGATTATATAATTTACAACTTGGTTAGGCAAGGTTGTATTTACGGTAAAGTCATTGACGGTTAATGAGGGAATTGAGTGAGTGTGAGCAGCCTGTGATACTGATATTACCGCTGTAGCAGTTGCAGAGTCTTTCGCAGAAGATGCAAAGGTATCAGTTGTTACAGTCAAGTCACCATCACCATCAGATCCTGTAGTTCCTGCTGCGGTTGTTTCACCTGTCACTGTGGCTGAAGCCATCACAGCTGATGCAGCAATACCTGCGGTCTCTGCACCAAGGGTGTTCATATTAGTTCCCTTACCAAGAGGGACACGATCACGAAGGTCTGGAACATTAAAGGTAGAGCCGTCTCCTGCACCGTAGGTTGTTCCGATAACAGCAAATAAACGAGCATAAGTAGTACGACTTAAAGCAGTATCATCGCATAGATGCCAACCAGTAGGAGCAGAAGCACCGCCATATGCAACGATTGTACCTGCTGGAATAATTTCAATACCGCCAGCGGTAGCCCCGTCATGTACTCGAATATTATCGGTATCTGTATCAATTGAGAGTTCACCAACCGCCCCAGTAAACGAATTGTTCTGTGCGGTTGTTCCTCTTCTTAGTTGTAGTTGTGTGCTCATTATTGCTCCTTAACTTAATGCTCCGCAGTCAAAAACACCTGTGACTGTGAATGTATTATCTGAATGACTTCCAATAGTTACATCTCCGCCCACAAAGATATCTTCTGTTACATGAAGTGTATTAGAAGTTATTAAATCTCTTGTAGCTGTTATATCAACAGTTGCAGAAATACTACCTGTTACAGCAAGTGAGTTATCTGTGTGAGAGCCTATGTTAAAGTCTCCACCAACATGAATGTCTTCAGTTACAAAAATTGAATTACTTACAGTAAGGTCTTGACTTACTGTAACATTACCTGTAACAGCTACAACATTATCTGCATGGCTACCAACAATGACATTACCAGATGCTGTGATAGAATTGCCTACAACTAAGTTGTGACCCAGTTCAAGGTTACCAGTAGAACCTTCAGTACCGATAACTACAGTTGCGTTATCAGTAATTTCAAACTTATTTGTGACGTCTCTTCCAAGACCACCCATAAATGGTGAAACTTTTGTACTCATAATAACCTTTCTATCATTTTTGACTTACGCAGTCAATATATTTTAACTTAGTGCGCCTAAATCTATTGAACCTGTAATCGTTACAGTGTTTGACGAGTTTGTTCCAATTATTAAGTTGCCATCGATATCTACTTGTTTTCCTGTAAAAGCACCGTCGCCAGCTACTGTTAAATCACCACTAGCGTCAATGATACCTACACTTAAATTCGCTGCTGTAACAGGGGAGAGTGCTGTATTAGAGCTAGGATCTTTTGTATCACTGAGTTTAAATGTTTTAGCTGACTCATCATAGAAAAACGCGGCATTACCTTGATTTCCACGATTAAATAATATACCAATATCATTAGACGGGCTTCCAGTAGTTCCATTAGACAACATTAACATTGTATCATCAACATCTAAATTAGTAGTATTGATAGTGGTAGTTGTGCCATTGACAGTTAGGTTGCCTGTGACAATCACATCATCAGTAAATGTAGTGGTAATATTATTAGCAGCGCGCCTTGCTTCTACTGCATCAAGCTGTGTTTGAATGGCAGATGTGACACCGTTTACATGATTCAACTCTGCAAGAGTTGTAGTAGCAACTGAGATCTTACCTGAACCATCAGAAGCAAGCGCTCGTGAAACAGTTAAGTCTCCAGTAAGAACTGTAGAAATCGCACCTGCAATGTTCGCAACTCGACGAGTCTCAATAGCTGTTGCATTAGCTGAGACTATATCAAGATTTGCATCAACTCGTGTTTCTACAGCTGCTGCATTACCTGAAACAGTATTAACATTGTCTTGCAGTAAATTAGCATTAGCAGTGATACGAGCCTGCAGTGCTGTATCCTCGTTGGTGAATGCAGTGACGTTAGTTGTTAAACGAGACTGTAAAGCAGTATCTTCATTGGTGAATGCGGTAGCGTTAGTAGATAAACGGGAGTCTACATCAATAAACTGTTGAGCAACGTTGCCTACGCCTCCGACAGCTGTGGTAAAGATATTAGCTGATTCGCCCGATGAACCAATAATCTGAATGCCTTCTTCAGAGTGTGGTTTAATAGTAACAGCACCTAGATTGATTGAACCAGGGCCGATGTAAATCTCTTTCCACACTTTATCAGGAGCACCTAACGACTGAGTGTTATGAGAAGAAGGTTCTACGTTTGCAGTAGTAATGACAACATTAGTATGCCCGCCAGTGGTATTGTAAACAAAAAACGTATTATCAGCACGACGCGCTTCAACGGGGTCAGCAATTTCAGTGGTTAATGATGCAATGCTTACTTTTTTAGTTGAATCAGCGCCTAAATCAACAATTGGTAAAACATCATTAGTGGCTATATCAACTGCCGCGAGTTCGGTCAGTTCGGTAATCTTTACGTTTGCCATTATTTCTCCTTAAAATTCTCACACTATCATGCATTTTTACATGGCACGTGCTGATTGTCAAAACTCATTTTTAAACAAACTACGCAATTAGTAGATCATCACCTTGAGTTAGCATCAGTCCACCTTGTTGTAACTCAATTGGTCTAGAAGGTAGGTTCTCAATAATAAAGTCGCCGTCTTGAGTGATGAGACGGTCTTCAATCTGCGTGAGTAGAATGCCTGGCACAAAGGCAATAAAGTTTTCTGCAATGAGCAGGTCACCAGATTCAGTGGTTAAGAACTCGCGATCCTGTGTTTGTAGTGCGGAGAACAGAATTTGTTCAACTTCACCTGTATCAAACTGACTCTGTTCGGCTAGAATGGGTCTACCATCTTGATGAGTGATAAAATCTAGTCCCTGAGTTAACAGAAAATCAGCGTCTACGTCAAGATTGAATACTCGACGAATTGCAGTGATTGATAAACCTAAACGAAGACGCGTTGTACCCATTAATTACGCTCGCTTAAATATAAAACTCCATTAGTTGTTGCTCCAATTACCAGCACACGTCTAAAATTATTTCGTGCTTCAGTCTCTGGTCCTAGTGAAATATCATAGGGAATTTGAGCGGGTAAAAAGTGCGAGTTTGTTTGATTAGCTGTATCTCCAGCATTGCCTGTTTCGATAAATGCGTCCACAGTGCTGTATAAAGTTACTACACGTACAGAATCTGAGATCTCCGCTGAAGTGTTTGAAGTAGCGGAGGTAAAGGGTACAATCTGTCCTCTACCTTGTTTAAAACCTAATACGGGAATTGGATCATTACCATCATCTCTTGGTTGTTTTGACATCTTCTCTCCTTGCGCGGGCCTGCGGCCAGCCTCATCCTAACTTTGCGCGAAGCGCTTGCGATTTTTTTTGTCTCTCGGCCCAGCTCATGCGATTGATTTCGTTATCCACATGCTGTTTGATATATTCCTCAATCCACCCATCGTCACTTGGTGGAGCGCAGTCCCAATCCTCAGTCGGATCATTGATATAATCACCAGTACCTGTCATATCTTGTGAATAACGAAGGTATCGTCTCCATAGTGCCCCACCCGTCATTCCATCAAATCCCGCATAAGCTTGTCATAGTTGTTGATCTGCACTGCGACAGCTGGACCTTGTGTTTTAGGCTTGAGATCTTTTTCCACTTCTTGTAGATGCTTCATCCAGTCTAAGAGGTCCTTCTTCGAGTAGATGCCTGTTTCTACTGCCTCTTGTATCTTTTGGTCTATCACCTGGTTGATGAGGTTGATGCGCTTGATACGATTGAGATATCCTTGCGTGGCGAAGACTGAATCTATATAGTTCTTCACCTCCTTCTTTTCAATCACTGCTGTCACACGGTCTTCTGTGATTCCATACTCATCAGCAATCTCCACTACGCCTTTACCGGATAAGTAATCGTTAGCGAGCGCAAGCACTACCGGGTCAAGAGGCGGAGCCTCTAAGCTGCGGTTTAGCGCATCAACAGATGTTGTCACCACATTATTTCCAGTTTTTGTCATGTTGTTATCTCCACATCATAAGTTATGTTAATATCTAAGTCACCTACTCCATACGGGTGCATGAGTCCCTCATCAGTACGAACTGAAGCTACTAGAGCCGATTCTACGAATAGATCTCGATTCTCCGCAGCAAAGGTCTCCACCTGCGTTTCCACATCACGGACTAGCTGTTCCACCTCTGCCATTGCTCCATCACCGTTGAACACATATGCACGAAGAGAAATGATAATCAATGCTAATTTACGTGCATCACCACGATGAAGTCGCTGTTCTGATCGTGCTACAAAAGTAATCGCTGGATAGTCGTTTAGTTCGTCAATCCAACGATATGAAGAATACACATTGTTAGAATCAACGGAGTTGATTTGCCCTAGATGCGTTTTAAGTGCGTCTAAAATATCTGTACGTCTACTAGCCATGACTATTCCTCATACGTAATCTCCACACCTACATCTGCTATACCATAAGGAGAAAAGAGTCCTTCATCAGTGGAAATCTCCATTACTTGAGCTGAATGCACTGAAAGGTTTGCTGCGTTCTTA